AGACTATGAATTTTTTAGAATAGAAAAAACAACATTTAATAAATTTAATTCTACTAGCTGGGGGCTCCCAGTAAAAAATGGACAATTAATGTTGTTTCCCTCATCAACAATACACGGAGTTAATACTAAAAAACATAATGATGTAAGATGTAGTTTAGCTTTTAATACTTTTATAAAAGGAGACTTTGGAGACGACAAAGCTCTTACGAGGTTAGTAATATGAAGATAATAGATAATTTGTTAGAAGAAAAACAAGTATTAGAAATAGAACAAGAATTAATAAAAGATACTTTTCCATGGTTTTATCAAAATGCTGTAACTTATAAAGATATTGATAATTATTATTTTACACACATGTTTTATCGTGATGGAGAACAAAGCAGGTATTTTAATTTAATTATACCAATATTAAAAAAAATAAAATTTAAAAAACTAATAAGGGTAAAAGGCAACCTGTACCCAAACATAAATAAAGTTTTAGATCATCCAAGGCATGTAGATTTTAATTATACTACAAAGGGAGCTTTATTTTATTTAAATACAAATAATGGTCCAACTACTATTGGTAATAAAAAAATAGAATCAGTTCGTAATAGGTTGTTGTTTTTTAATGCTTCAAAAGAACATAATTCAACAACTTGTACTGATGCAAAGATAAGATTAAACATAAACATAAATTACCTATGATAAACATTATTGATGACTGGTTAGAAAAAGATTTAAGTGATTTTGTAGAACATAGTTTTTTGCATCTCTATCCACATCACTTTGATCATACCCCCACTGATAAAGACGATAAAACGTTTTATAATTGTGAATTAAACGATAGCGACATGTTAGTAAAATTATTATTTTACAAAGCACAAAAAACAATTAATAGAAAATTAAATCTTGTAAGAACACATTTTAATACTCAACACCCAGGCATGGATGGTGGTTGGCACGTGGATAATTCAGAAATAAGTTTTGTTTATATGGTTACTCAAACTTTAAATAAAAAAGAAGGGACCTTTCAAGCAAAGATAAATAATAAAATTAAAACAATTAATTTTGTAAAGAATAGATTATTGTTTTTTGACTCTAGTATTTTACACAGAGGTAATGCACCCCTTCTTAATAAAAATAGAAATATTAATGCTAGAATAACTTTTACATTAAAAGCAAACTATGATTAAGATTTTTGATAACGTCATAGACAAATCAGAAACAAAATTTTTATCTGATACTTTTTTAAGTAACACAACGCCATATTATTTAAACAAAGGCCAAACAGATGAGGATATTAGATTTCATTTTACACATGTTCTACAGGATAGAAATACACAACAAATAATGTCAAAGTATTATTATGATATTATAAAAATAGTAAACAACATTTGTAAAAAAACAAAAACAAAATTAAATAAAACATTAAGAGCCTGCGTAAATTTAACGTTTCCATACATGCCCTCACAAGGTGCAATTCATTTAGATCATCCTTTTGACCACAAGCAATTTATTATTTATCTAACAAACGGAGGAGCTACACTTTTTTTTAATAAAAAAGATAAATTAATAAAAAAAGTAAATTCTAAAAAATTTAGAGTGTTGTTATTTGATAAACAAAGACACGCAGTGTTACACTCTAAAAAAGGAGTTAGAGTAATAATAGTTGTAACATTTGTATGATTAAAAAATATAAAGATTTTTTTGAAAACGACAAAGCAGATTTTATACATAATTTTGTATTAAAGTCTTATTACAGGATAGGTTGGAACGATACAGGGGAGCCCAGACATAAAGCTTACCCTAATTTATATAGTGAGTATAATTCTGAGGATCTTACAAATTTAAAAATTTTAAGCCCAATATTAAAAGTAATAAATAAAAAGAAAGACTCATATGATAAGTGCGTTGTTAATTTAACAAAACCTTTAGATGTAAACTTTATACATACTCATCCTAGTCAAACAGTTGCGTTGTATTATGCGAACCTAACGTGGAACCCAGAATGGGGAGGAGAAACTTTATTTTATGAAAAAGATAAAACAACTATAAAACTAGCTAACCCATACACGCCAAATCAATTAATAATTTTTAAAGGGTCTATACCTCATACTATTAAATCCCAAAATTTAATTGGACCCTCATACAGATTTACAGTGAGTTTATTTTTTAATGATTAGTAAAGTAAAAAATATATTACCCCCAGAGATTAACAAACACATTATTACTAAACTTTGTAATCAACCTAATTGGTGTTTTCCACACGATGCACAAGGTCAAACTCGTGATGAGTTTTTTAATAACTTTGTTAGTAATAACGTATCTAACTCTGGGTTTTCTTTAGTTACATACGATCAACTCAACAACATTAGAATAGAAACTGATTTAAATCTTTATGCAGAAATAATTTTTTATAAAATAAAACAAGAATTAAAATTAAACTTACATACTATTTCTAGAATCTATTGGAATTATTATGACACTACATCTATTGCAAACTATCATGTAGATAGAAAAGAACTTGGATATAAATCTATTATCTACAACATACACACAAACGACGGGGGCACATATATAAAAGATAGGTTTTTTAAATCAAATGAGGGCGAGGCTATTGTTTTTGATAGTAATATAAAACACAAAGGAGTGGCCCCGTCTAATTATAAACACAGATTTAACTTGAACATTATTTGTTCTTGTGCTAATTAAAAGTTATGGATTACGAAGCCTTAGAAAGCATAGACAGATTGAAACATAAAAATCAATTAGTAAATGAATTGAAAGCATTAAGAAAACAACACGAGTCACTTAAAATAGTTTTAAAAGGAGAGAAAGAAATGAACCTACATTATAAAGATGTTGTTGAAGTTAAAGATAGAGCTATCGATAAAATGTCACAATTAAATAATGAGTTTTTAATAGAGGTAGGAAAACTAAGAGCTATTATTAAAAAGATATCAAGTGAGTAGCCCTTCTTTTATAGAACTCTATAACGTAGATAAAAAAATCTGTGACGATTTAATTAAGTATCACGAAAAAAATACTTTGTACAAAGATCATGGATATTTCGGTATAGGTTCTAAATACGTTATGGATAAATCATCAAAAGAATCTATCGATGTGACTTTTCATAATGACACAAAACATAAAGCTATTATTAATTTTTTTAAAGAATTAAAAGTTTGTCTTGATAAATATACAAATAAATATCTTATTAAAAATGGATTAGCTACAGCATATCGAAATGTTATTTCAATGTTTCCACCACTAGGTGGATTTAAAATACCACACTATGAAAGAGCCAGTATAGAGACCTCTCGTAGACAACTTGTTTATATGCTATATTTAAATACTGTAAAAGATGGTGGAGACACAGAATTTATTCATCAAAATATAATTACAAAAGCAGAAAAGGGAACACTGGTATTATGGCCAGCAGATTTTACGCATCTGCACAGAGGTATTGTATCTCCTACAGAAATAAAGTATATAGCTACTGGATGGCTTGAAGTAATATAGGTCTATACTTCAACAAAAACATAAGATATAGTGAGGTGCTATGCTACAAAAAATAGGATTTCAACCAGGTATTAATAAACAAATCACAGAAACCGGAGCAGAGGGACAATGGACTGACTGTGATAATGTGAGATTTAGATATGGTATACCTGAAAAAATAGGTGGTTGGAACCAACTAGGAGCTCTTAATTCTAACGAATTAACAGGTGCTGGTAGAGGTTTACATCATTTTGTAAATACAGCAGGTAGAAGATATGCAATCATTGGCACTAACAGGATACTGTACGCTTTCTCTGGTAACGTATTTTATGATATACACCCTATTAAAACAACGACAACGCTTACTAGTGCGTTTAGCACGACCAACGGATCACCGACAGTAACAATAACTTTTTCAACATCTCACGGTGTATCTCCTAACGACATAATTTTATTAGATAACTTTACATCAATAACAGGATCTAATTTTGGTTCCTCTGATTTTGATGATAAAAAATTTATGGTTACATCAATCCCTAGTGCCACAACGTTAACTATTACAATGCCTTCTAATGAATCAGGATCTGGAGCAACAACATCAGGCGGTATAAGAGTACAACATTATTACCCTGTAGGAACAGCTGTTCAAGAAAAAGGTTTTGGTTGGGGTTTAGGTACGTATGGTGGTGAAGATACAGGAGCTGTTACGACCACTTTAAACGGGGCTATAAATGCAAGCACAACAACTATCACTTTGACAAGCGCCACACAGTTTCCATCTACAGGAACTAGTTTTGTTTTAATTGGAACAGAGATGATACAATATACCGGTATAAGCGGCAACACTTTAACTGGTGTAACACGAGGTGCTCGAGGCACCACAGCTGCATCTCACAGCGACGGAGTCACGGTTACTAATGGTACAGACTATGCTGCATGGAATGAACAGACAGCAGAGGGTTTGGCTTTAGATCCGGGTATGTGGTCACTTGATAATTTTGGTGACAAAGCTATTTGTCTAATACATGACAGTGCTGTTTTTTCTTGGGACTCTTCTTTATCTAACGCAACTACAACACGAGCATCAATTATATCGGGTGCACCAACTGCATCAAGACACATGGTGGTATCTACACCGGATCGTCACTTAGTATTCTATGGAACAGAAACAACTATTGGTGATCCAACAACTCAAGATGATATGTTTATTAGATTTTCGGATCAAGAAGATATAAATACGTATGCACCTACTGCAACTAATACAGCTGGTACACAAAGACTAGCCGATGGATCACAAATTAGAGGTGCCATTAGGGGTAGAGATGCGATTCTTGTTTGGACTGACACAGCTTTATTTACACAACGTTTTGTAGGTCAACCTTTTACTTTTGCCTTCTCACAGGTTGGAACACATTGCGGACTTGTTGGACAGAATGCATGTGTAGAAGTTGATGGTGCAGCTTATTGGATGTCAGAAAATGGTTTTTTTAGATATGGTGGTAAACTAGAATCACTACCTTGTTTAGTAGAAGATCATGTTTATAATGATATAAATTTAGCATCTGGTAATCAGATGGTGTCTGCAGGATTAAATAATTTATTTGGTGAGGTTATATGGTTTTATCCGTCTGCCACATCAGATGTAGTTAACAAACAAGTTACTTATAATTATTTTGATTCATCACCTCAAAGACCTGTTTGGACTGTGGGCACACTTTCTAGAACTATGTGGAGGGACTCAGCTGTTTTTGGAACACCACATGCTTTAGAGTATGATGCAAGCACAGATACTTCTTTTGATGTTGTAGGAAATACAGAAGGTAGAACTGCGTACTATGAACACGAGACAGGAACTGATCAAAATAAAAATGGTACTATAACAGCGATATTAGCAAACATATCCTCAGGAGATTTTGATATAAGTCAAAGAAGAAGTATTACAGGTCAAACCACAGGTGCAGCTGATCTTAGAGGAGACGGTGAATTTTTAATGAAGATAAGAAGATTTATACCAGACTTTATATCTCAAACAGGAGCTACAAGAGTTACATTACAATTAAAAAATTATCCAAACAGCACACAAAGTAGTTCACCTCTTGGACCATTTGATATTACTTCAACTACAACTAAAGTTGATACACGTGCAAGAGCTAGAGCAATATCTTTAAAAATAGAAAACACGGCTGTTAATCAAAGTTGGAAGTTAGGAACTTTTAGATTAGACATACAACCAGATGGACGTAGATAATGGCAAAGATTACACAGATTATAACTAGACCAACACAAGAGTATGATTACACTGTAGCAGAAGCTCAGGCTAGAGATTTAGATGGTATCATAGTAAAACTAAATACTACATATCAACAAGAACTAAAGGATGAGGTAGAAGCTCAAAACTTCTTTTTAAATTAATGGCAAATAGTTTTAAAAATAAAAAAGTAGACTTAACAACAACAGATCTTACAACGTTGTATACAGTGCCAACAGCAACAACTACTGTTGTTAAATCATTGTTAGTAACCGAAGACGCCGGATCAGGAACCACTATAACCATTACATTAGTAAATTCTAGTGGTGCTATATTTAATTTATTTAAAGACAAAGCCATAGGATCAAAGGCATCAACAGAACTTTTAACTCAACCTCTTGTAATGGAAGAGAGTGAAGCACTTAAAGTACAGGCCGTTGACGCGAACGAGCTGCACGTCATAGCCTCAATATTAGAAATACAGCCGCGAGAGGTAACAACATAATGAAAACATTAAAACCAGAAAAGATAATAGAAGTAATAAAAAACAAGAAAACAGGTGAACAATACTTAAGCGATGAAGAGTGGAGATCAAAAGGTATATTAGAGAAAGATATACAAAGAGATGTTACAATTGTTATGCCTAGCCTTGATTTAATAGGAAAAACAAAATAAGATAGTAAGATGGCCATAACAAACGCACAACAATTCAAACAACTTGTAAACCCACCAATGAAAGGTAAAAAAAGACCTGGATATCGTGGTGATGCTGCATATGGAGATAGAACAGATAAAAGCGCCATCGGTGATGGACCAGCTAGTAGAGATTTTGGAGGACCTGGTAGAGATGATAAAATGGGTATGGGGGGTAAAAAGAGACCGGGTAGAAACCCGATGGCACAGTTTGGAGGTACTAAACCACCGGCGTATGATGAGTTTGATCCACCTTCTACAAAAAATTTTAATTTTATGAAAGATGCTCGTAGAGCAGTTAATCCATTTGGACCTCTTACAAGTTTGCCGGGATTAACAGGATTATTTTTTAATGCAATAACACCAAACCCTTTTGGTTTTTCACCCACAGCACCACAAAATCCTCCTGTAGTAGGCGATGGAGGTGGAGAGCTTCCGTATTGGGCGCAACTAGGTTTTAGTAGCGAAGAAGAATATCTAAGATCATTAGGAGCTCAAGCTCCAGCACCAAGCATCACGGAACAAGAAACAACTTCAGAAGATGACACAGATAATAGGTTTATAAGATTTAGAGCTGATGGTGGACCAATAGGTGGTGAGTATGATTTTGAATCTGCAAGACAAATGTATGGCCTAGGTAAACTTGTTAAGAAAGTTACAAGAACAGTCAAAAAGATTGCAAAGTCACCGATAGGTAAAGCTGCATTATTATACACAGGTGCAGGAGCACTTGGTAACTTAGCGGGTGGTTCAGGTTTAGCAGGAGCATTTAAAGGTTTTACAAGTCCAAGTGCATTTCTTGGAGGAGTTGGTAATATATTTAGCAAACAAGGTTTAAAAAATATAGCATTTGGAGCTTCACCAATTAGTATGGGTGGTAATCGTGGTGTCGGAGAAGGAATTATGACTAAAGGAACATCAGGTTTATTTGGTTTTGGTGGTGAGTTTTCACCATTAAAAACATTTTCAATAGCATCAGCATTACCATTACTAGGAATTGGAACAGGTGATGAATCTGAAGAAGAAGCAAAAATAATATTAGACAATTCAGGTTTTAGTATTGAAGATGCTAGAAACTCTATCTTAGCAGCTGCAAGAGATAATTATAAGATGGATTTTAGAGCAAGAGGTTTTAGAGCTGAAGGTGGTATAATGAGAGCAGGATATCAAGAAGGATCAAAAGAACCAGTGGCTAAGAAGACAATGCCCCTATTAGATTT